CATCCTTGTTCTTCGACGCCCAGATCGCATTGAAGTACGCCTGCCAACGCGGGATCTGATTGCCGTCCTTGTCAACAAAGTCCGCCGAATCGACACCCAATGCCCACTTCTGCGGCACCGAATGGGTCTCAGCGGCCAACTGCAGATTCGTCAACGCACGAGCAGCAGCATCAGCGAGAGGCTTCACATCCTCGAACTCAGACACGCCATCCCATGAACCAAGACGCCGGCGGTTCAAGAACATCACCAACGGCACACGGCCCAACCGGTGACGGTCAACATCCACGACCTGCCAGCCATGAGAACCCTTCTCAAGCCAACGTGTCTCATCCGGCAGGTACAAGGTTGCGTACTTCGCGGACCCGCTCTCATCATCACCGTAGAACCGTGCGGCACGACGTATCCGACGATGTCGGCGGTCAATATCCACCGCCAGTTCACGAGCCGACTCCACCTGAATCAGCGGGTGCTCCGGATCTTCCTCATTTGACCCCACGGACACGAACCCGCGCCCCACGATCAACGACTCCTTGTGGTGTACGTTCGACTCAGAGTCAAGGTTGTTCGCGTCCCAGCCCTCACGCAGCGCCTCAGATGCCTTATCCTCACCCGGCATGTAAAACGCCCGCATCTTCAGACGGTCAGCGACACTATCTGCTGTTGTGCGGCACCAGTTCGCCCACGTGTAGAACCGGCGCAGATCCGGCGGAACCGCCAAACCCATCACTGGCAGATCCCACGTCCCCTCGTAATACCGAGAGTTCTCGCTGTCGCCAGCAAACGTACCCGAGAGCTTCGACTGCAGGCCCTCAAGCATGGCACGGTCTTCACTGCCAAGAACCGCCATGTGCGCCTCCAATCATTCACAGACAGAACATGCGCGTATCTGCCTCCACGCCCCACCCTGCAGCGTGCGCGTCTGACGCTGCCTCATGCGCAAGGATGCGCGACATGGCAACGTCGATCTTCTGATGTTGAGTCGGTTTCCCGAGAATGTACTTCTGACCCGGCTTCGCGATCTTCCGAGCATTCGCAAACGCCATCGCCGCCAATGGGCAACCGTCATGAGTGATGCGCTGATGCGTCAGATCCGTCTGGAACCTCACCAGCGCGTCATACATCCGTGAGATAGACCCGGTCTTCCACTGGAAAACCCGGTCATCCCCATACGACACAGCCCACGAATCAATCTCCGTGTACCAGCCGTGCGGGTCACAGTAGAACCGTTTGACCTTGAACCGCTCGAACAGCTCGTCCACCGCAGCGTCAACCTCGCCGCGAGGGATCTCACCGCCCCACTCCTCCGGGTTCCAGATGGTCGGGCGCCGGTCAGGGCCATAGCGTGGCGTGAACGTGAACCCGTCGATGGTCTCACCTTGAATCGCGGTGTGATCGTCATTCTCACTGCCATCGATTCCGAGACAGATCTGCGTGCCGTCGTCAGGCTGAGGCAGCCATTCCACCTGCGTAAGCTGCATCCCACACACCATCCTTCAGCCACGCACCGGCACCCGACACCAGCCGGTTACCGAAGAACCGCTCAGCCTGCGCGGGGTCGGTCTCCATCAGCTCTGACGCTTCGGCCTCAATGTCCGACAGGTTCACCCACGGGGAACCGTCGTACACGTACCGGTGGATCTTCGCCCGATCCCGCTTGTTTCGATACGACAGATCGGTGGGCGGCTGACGATAGAACTTGAAGATGTCCCTCGACTGCGACTGGAACGTCTGCTGAGCCAACGAGTTCTCCGCCGGATCCCAAGCATTCGTCGTCTCAATCGAACGACCACCCATACCGGCCAAACCACGGCGCTGCGTCTGCGCCACCGAGATCAACCGGTTCTCCTTCGTGTACAACCCCGTCTCATCCTGAATCGCAAACGTAATCGGCTGACCAAGACGAGACTTCGCAGACGAACTCACCACATCGATACGGTTCGACTTCGGGCCACCATCCCCGTCAAGGACTCGGATGAATCCCTCACGAATCGCCATCAACGCAGTCAACGGGCCATCCAACAGCATCGTCGTCAGCGGCCCGTACACGTTCCCGACCTGCGCCTCAGACGACGCGAGAAGCTGAATCAGCGGGCCCGGCCTGCGCATCCCCATCGGTTCACCCGGCTCGTATTCCCACTCGAACCCGCACCCACACCCGTTCTCCGAGCACAGATACGCGTCCCCGGCCTTCGCCCACCCCGCGAACATCGCAGGGCCAACAGCCTCCCCCGTCGTGATCGCAGCAGACCAAGGCCCCTTACCCGTCTTCTGCGGCGCCACAATCAGGCTGCGACGGTACACGAACGCCGACGCCAACAGCGGACGATCCGGGTTCCACTTCGCATCCTCACGAACCCGGTAATGATTCGCCGTGCACCAAAACTGCCAATCCGACTGATGAAACGGGATACGCCGACCAACAGAATCCGGGATCGAACAATGCGCCTCATACCAGGCATCCAGCAGATCCCCCAACGTCGGGAAATCCACGCGACCCAGACCATCACTCATCCCCAACAGCCCGCAAACGACGCTGACGCTTCGCCGGTGATGCAGGCTCATCCTGCGCCACACGAACCGGCGTCACCTCATCACGAACAATCTGCCAGCCATTCTCCTTCAAGCCAGCCGGGGTAAGCCCCAACTGATCGCCCAGACGATGAATCGCACCCTTATCAGCCGCCTTCGCCTCTGGACCAGACGCCGTCAAGAACGTACGAACCCACATCGCAACGATGTTCCACCGCCAACGATCACGCTCCCACGCCACAGCCTGCGGATACGTCCACGCCTCAGCCCACAACGCCAACTCGCGCTCACGACGATCCTCCGTCGCATCCTCATCCAGCACCTTCACTGGGCGCCCATTCTCCACGCCCTCAACGAACACCGCAGGACGGCCAAGCGGCCACTCAATCGGCGGGTCACCCTTGCGGCCTTCAGCAGGCAACGACGTGAACGACAGGCCGCGAGCATCTGACCGCCCCGAGTTCGGATCAGCCTGCGGACCACTGCGGTTTCGAGCACCACCAGACGGCATCACGCCACCTCCAAAAGTCGTTTTGAGAATCGCTCTCAGAAACATCTTGAACCCGCCGCAGGTCAGAGACACCTCACCGGCGGTC